GAAGATGAAGCAATCGGAGTAGAAGCAATTTCAGTTGTAGAAAATCCAGCAATTGAATCTGATTTTATTGCACTTAATAACCAAGAAATTAAACTTGCAGAAATAAACAAAGAGAAACGTTTATTGATGGGTGCTTTATTAATACCACAAAAACCTATTTACAGAAAAAGTGGTAAAGAAGAATACTATATTTTCTTTTCTAAAAAGACAGTTGCAAGAGCATCACAAATGTATCTTCAAAATGGCAACCAATCTCAATCAACATTAGAACACAATAAACAATTAAAGGGATTAACATTAGTTGAGAGTTGGATCGTAGAAGATAAAGAAAAAGACAAGACTGCATTATATGGTTTAGATGTGCCAATAGGTTCTTGGGTTGGCTCTGTCAAAGTTGATAATGATGAGATTTGGAATGATTACGTTAAGACTGGTAAGGTAAAAGGTTTCAGTATTGAGGGGTATTTCGCAGACAAATTAGAAAGACCAAACGAGGAATTAAAAGAAGATTTATCAGCAGAAGATAAACTAATAAACGAACTTAAAAAAGCATTGTCATAATGAGAGCGGTTTATTGTAAATGCTTAAACACTTACTCAATAGAGTGTAAAACAAATCCAGTAAAAGGATGCGAAACTCCAGAGTATTGGAAGCAAGGAATTGGAAACATTAGCAACACGGACGAAGAATAATTAATACCAAAACGCAAAATATTAACTAAATTTTATTATATAAATATGAATACAAAAGAAACGTTAAACAAAGTTAGAACCTTGCTCGGTATCGAAGTGAAATTAGAGCAAATGAAACTTGATAATGGTGCTATTTTAGAAGCAGAAGTATTTGAAGTTGGTGCAGAAATCTTTGTCGTTGCAGATGAAGAAAGAGTTGCAGTACCAGTTGGAGAATATCAAGTTGAAGATGGTTCTACTATCGTAGTTGCAGAAGAAGGAGTAATTGGAGAAATCAAAGAAGCTGGAGCAGAAGAAGAAGCACCAGCAGAAGAAGAAGAAGCACCAGTAGAAGAAGAAGTTGTTGAAGAAGATTTATCTGAAACTGCAACACCTAAAAAAGTTGTTGAGTCTATAAGTAAAGAAACTTTCTTTTCTGAAATTGAAAAATTAAGAAATGAGATCAACGAACTAAAACTTGCAAAAGTTGAAGTAAAAGTAGAAGAAGAAGTATCTGTTGAATTATCTGTTGACGAAGTAGAGGGAATATCTCACAATCCAGAAAACGAAACAAGTAAAAAAGAGTTAAACCTTTACTCTCAAAAAGGTAAAAATAATACAATCAATAGAATTTTTAACAAATTAAATAACTAATAAAATGAGTTTATCAATTACAAGTACTTACGCTGGAGAATTTGCTGGGAAATATATTTCCGCTGCACTTTTATCTGGAAACACAATCGCAAATGGATTAATCGAGGTTAAGCCAAATGTAAAATTTAAAGAAGTTTTAAAAAGAGTTAGTTTATCAGGTGCTATTGCAAACGCAAGTTGCGATTTTACAGATGCTGGAGCAGTTGTCTTAACTGAAAGAATAATTGAGCCTAAAGAATTACAAGTAAATTTAGAACTTTGTAAGACACCTTTCCAATCGGATTGGGATGCGATTGAGATGGGATATTCTGCACACGATGTAATGCCTAAAACCTTTGCTGATTACTTTATCGGTTTAATGGCTGCTGAAATTTCTGCACAAACAGAGACTGATATTTGGAGTGGAACTGCTGGAGCAGGAACATTTGATGGTTTCGCTACATTGTTAACTGCTGCTACTTTACCAGCTGGTCAAGACATTACTGGAGTTGCAATTACTGCTGCAAATGTTGTTGCTGAATTAGGAAAAGTTGTTGATGCTTTACCACCTTCTTTATACGGAAACGAAGATTTATATATTTATGTTTCTCAAAACGTATTAAGAGCATATAAAAGAGCATTAGCTACTGTTGGTGGAAGTGTACAAGGTAACAACCAAGATTTAAACGTTGAGTTTTTTGATGGTGTTAAAGTTGTAGCTGCAAATGGATTGGCAAATGATACAATGGTATCTACTTTAAAATCTAACTTATATTTTGGAACTGGTTTATTATCTGACCAAAATGAAATCAAAGTTTTAGATATGGCAGATTTGGATGGAAGTAAAAATGTGAGATTTATCGCACGTTATACGGCAGCAGTTCAAATAGCAATTTTAGAAGACGTTGTTTTCTATTCTTAATAACAAATAAATAATAACAATAAAGGGTAGGTAGTTCATCTGCTTACCCTTTTTTTAATAACTTAAAAAAAATATAATAATATGGCTTGTATATTAACGGCTGGAAGAGCATTAGGTTGCAAAACTTCCGTAGGAGGATTAAAAGCTATTTATTTTGCAGATTATGGTACATTGGGTACTGTAACTGGCGGAGTAAGTGGTGCAGACATTACAGGAATATCTGGAAGTAATATTTGGTATAAATATGATATCAAAGGTGCTTCATCATTGGAAACAAGTATAACGAGTTCTAACGAAGCTGGAACTACGTTCTATACACAAACATTAAATTTAGTTTTACCTATATTAGATAGTGCTACACAAGCTGAAATAGCTATACTAGCAGTATCAAGACCACATATAGCGATTGAGGACTATAATGGAAACGTGTTTTTAGTAGGTTTAGAGCATGGAGCAGATACAACTGGAGGAACAATTTTAACTGGTGCTGCAATGGGAGATGCTAGTTCATTTAATTTAACTATGGTTGCTAACGAAAGAAATGCACCAAACTTCACAACTGGTGGAGTTTTAGATAATTTAGATGCAGCGGCTCAAATAGATCCTAACGCATAATCTAATTTCTTATTTTAAAAAAGGCAATCATAATCGATTGCCTTTTTTTTTGGTTTAAATAAATAAAAATGCCTTATAAATTCATTATATATATATGAAGCATTTAACACCTACATCTGAATTGCAAACTATTAATATTATACCAAGAGTATATTCAAGAGATGTTATTGTAAAGTTAAGAGATGACAGTACTAATAATACAGTTACTTTTTCTCTAGTTGGTATTCGTTTTAAAAATTACATTCAAATAACAACTGTTTTTGATTTAAAAGAGGGGCATTTTTACGATTTAAAAGTATATGATGCACAAGGAGAAATAGTGGATTCAAACATTATTTATAGAGATAAAATATTTTGTACTGCACAATCAACAAACCAGTCTAACAACGAACATTATACAGTAAATAAAGATGTATATAAATCAAAGAGTGGTAATAACGATTTTATAATATTATGAGTAAACACATAAATAAATACAGAAAGCCAACGGTAGCTAAAAAGAAAGATTCAAAGATTAGCTTTGTAAATCTATCAACTTATAGTTCTCCTAAAATTGTAGAATCTAAAAGTAAAGAGTGGGTTGAATTTGGTGCTAACAATGATTATTTCAAATTTTTGATAGACCGAGCAAATGGAAGTGCTACATCTGGTGCTTGTATTACTGGTATCTCTCAAATGATATACGGAAAAGGTATAGATGCAACAAACAGTTCTAAAAAGCCAGAGCAATATGCAAGAATGATATCTTTATTTAAAAAAGACGATTTAAGGCAATTAGCATACGATTTAAAACTAACTGGACAATGTGCTATACAAGTTATCTATTCAAAAAATAAAAAGACAATTGAAAAGGTTGAACACTTGCCAATTGAAACACTAAGAGCAGAAAAATGTAGTGCAGACGACAAACAAGTTCAAGCATATTATTATCATCCAGATTGGGTTAATATAAAACCAAGTGAACAACCTTTAAGGATTCCAGCGTTTGGAGTATCTGATACACCTAAACCTATTGAGATTTTATATGTTAAACCTTATGAGGCTGGGATGTATTATTATAGCACACCAGACTATATTTCTGGGATTAGCTTTAGTGAAATTGAAGAGGAAATTGCGAACTTTCACGTTAATAACGTAAAAAATTCTTTTGCTCCAGCATCCTTAATTAATTTCAATAATGGAGTTCCAGACGAAGAGGCACAAACATTAATTGAAAACAAAATAGTTTCTAAATTTCAAGGAACAAATTCAGCTGGAAAACTAATAATTGCTTTTAATGACTCTAAAGAATCACAAGCAGACATTACACCAGTTCAAATTTCTGATGCACATTCCACTTACGAATTTATTTCTGGTGAAGCACAAAGCAAGATAATGATGTCTCATAGGATTGTGTCTCCAATGCTATTAGGTATTAAAGATAATTCTGGTTTTGGTAATAATGCAGAGGAGTTAAAGAACGCTTCTATATTGATGCAAAACATTGTTATCAATCCATTCCAAGAACTTTTAACAGATGCACTTGATAAGATACTAGCGTTTAATGGAATTAGCTTAAACCTATACTTTAAGACCTTACAACCATTACAATTTATTGATTTAGACAATGTAAAGTCAGAAGAAACTAGAGAAGAAGAAACAGGTGTTAAGATGGCAAAAATGAATTCTGATTTAGAAGAGTTTGGAGAAGATGAAGATTTAGAAGAGTGGGAATTAATAGACGAAAGAAAAGTAGATTATGATTCAGAAGAAGAATTAGATAAAAAAGTTGAAGCGTTAAACAACCCTAAATTATCTATCCTTTCTAAAATATACAATTTTGCAACTACTGGAACTGCAAGACCAAATGCAAATAGCAAACAAGATGGAGAAGCAAACGGTTTTAAATTCAAAGTAAGATACCAATATGCACCTTTAACTGCAAGTTCTGATAGTAGGGAGTTTTGCAAGAAAATGGTAGCATCTAAAAAAATATATCGCAAAGAAGATATAGAAATGATGAGTAAAAGTAGCGTAAATGCTGGATGGGGATTAAATGGAACTGATAATTACGATATCTTTTTATATAAAGGCGGTGGAGATTGTCATCATTTTTGGATGAGAAAGACTTATAAGTCAAAAAGAAAAGGTGGTACTGCTGATGCTAAAAATCCAAATTCAGAAATAAGCGTAAATAAGGCTAAAAAAGAGGGATTTAAACCAGAAGTAAATGCTAAAGAGGTTGCAAAAAGACCAACAGATATGCCTAATAACGGATTTGTAAACAAAAAAAGATAATATGGCAACTGCATTATTTATAAGTAGAACGGATTTAGTAAAGAACACTATCATAGA